CTTACGGTGCTTAACAGCAGGTATTGTCCTGTCAACCCTCTTTTGTGGCAACACTGGCACGTCCTTTCGCTAGTGCGAGAGCGCAAAGGCTTTAAAACCTTTACAAATGAAAACAATAAATTCTATTAATAAAAGATGGCTAACCTGCATAAACAGATTAGTACCTCTTATAAATTTATTGCATCATCGACGACCAGACGAGAACCTAATTAAGTTCAAATCTTTGGTGTCCGCCATGGTGATGAACCATGGTGAGAAGTTCACAATTCAACGGCTCAAAGAGCTTAGAAGAGTGCTTCAACAGTATGTCTTACGACAGACTGTGACGCCAATTCCGTTTCTGAAAACAGACGCGGAAGGCTTTCCGAAATGTATTTCTTTCGTTAAGCCCGATCGAAACGATGCCTATCATGTTCGGTACTCACTATCCTTCTTTCGGATAGTTGATGAGTTCAGGTGCAAACCTGAGCTTGATCCGAGTACCATAGAAGATATAAGTACTTGCGATAAATTACTCATGCAAGACATTATATCATTCATTCACAAGTCTTCAATTTTGCAGAATTTGCCAAAATTAGAAGAAGGTTACTGCATCATGAGCAATAAAGCTGGTCCAAATGGGCCGGCAACTATTACTGCCATGAGAGATTTATCTGCTGTGAAAGCAGACAGAGATCTTTGGAGAGATATTACGGCACTTATGAAAATTAGTGTGCCATACATAAATCCCCATGCATATACACCGCACCAAGGTGAGTTTAAACACTCAAAATTGGTTTTGCTAAGCGATAAGGCGTGTAAAACGCGCGTAATTGCAATAGCAGATTGGTGGTCAAATACAGCTTTAACATGTTTGCATAAAGCATTCATGAAAGGGCTGCAGAGATTACCAAGCGATGTTACCTACAGACAGTCTTCAATACCTAAGCTTATTCAAGGCTTAGGCAGAAGCTTATTTAGTTCTGACATGACAGCATTTACTGACCGCTTCCCTATTGATTTAGAGGAAAACGTTGTTCGTGCTGTTTATGGAAGCCACATAAGTGGGCTATGGAAACGTATCACAACCAATAGAGCGTTTACCCATAAAGGCGTAAATTACCGCTATCGGTGTGGAAACCCCATGGGCTTGCTAAGCTCGTGGGCCGTGTCCACCTTCACACATCATGTAATAAAACACTACTGTGCCTACAAAGTAGGAGTATCTCGTTATAAATACTTGATACTTGGAGATGACACCCTAGACACTAATGAACGTGTATACGAAAAGTATACACAAGTAATCAAAGATCTAGGCGTTTCCATAAGTCTCTCAAAGTGCACTCAGAGCTTACAAGGTTATACCGAGTTCGCAAAGAGGCTCTTTACTCCAGAAGGAGAAATAACTGGTTTACCAGTCACACTTCTAATGGAGCTCAAGACTAAGCCTGAACAGTTCTTAGAACTAGTTCGACTATGTCGAGAGAGAGGCTACGAGGATGAATACCTCCGCCCGCAGATTTCTTCTCTATTGAAACATCACAAACGTGGTGCTTTAATAGCAGACATGCTATCTCTTCCTGAAAGGATAACAGGTGCGCCCCCTTTATTGGAGGTTAACACTGAGTCACCCGCTGCAAAAATTTGTACAGCCAGCGAAGAGGTCCAAGACATGTACTTGCAAGATGCAAGAAACTATGTCTTTTGGAACATAGCCAACAAGCTTGAATTACGGCCTGTTGTGAAATCTAAAGTCTGTCAGATAACGGTAGAAGAACTTCACCCGCTAGTCTATGGCCTTAGCGCACAGCTAGAAGGTTACCTCTTTGATGAGGCTCTTTTAAGCTCTCAAGAGGAAGAAGGTTTTTCTATCTATAACCAGTGGATGAAAGGGGAGTATCAGCATCTAGTGAATATACCTAGTGTTGATACCTATCGTTACTACAACAAGGGACATAAAGTCACCAAGTGTAAGTACGAAGTCTTCAAAGCCATGTGCGCTTTAGCACGAGGCGATACGAAGATCCGCCTAACCAAGCTAAATAAATTGCGAGATTGCGATTTATTCAGCATGGCATTTCCTAGCTAAAGCTAATTACTTTAGCCAAGAAAATGATTGATTGATAGAGACAAGCAAATTATCAATTTGCAAGTCGATAAACAACAGAGTGCTTACTACATCTGACCTGCTTAAACGTTACGCAGGTGCTCGATTGTTGGGCACAACTGGTTCGTCATCCGGAG